ATATAGAACTATTGACTTATCTAAACATTCTTATCTTGATGAGGAAAATAGAAGAGTTCGTATAGGAGTTTCTAGCGAAGAACCTGTTGAAAGAAGTTTTGGCATGGAAGTGCTAGGACATTCTGCTGATGATATAAATATGGAATTTATTAATTCAGGACGTGCGCCTCTTCTCTTGGATCATGATATGACCAAGCAAATAGGTGTAATTGAAGAATTCAAACTAGACGAGACTGCTAAAAGGTCTTTAGCAGTAGTCAGATTTGGAAAATCTGCTTTAGCTCAAGAAGTGTTTGAAGACGTAAAAGATGGGATACGCATGAATATATCCGTCGGATATCGCATCGACAAACTGGAAAGAATGAATGACAAAGATGAGACTTACTATAAAGCTAAGTGGACTCCTATGGAGGTATCCTCTGTATCAGTCCCAGCCGATCAGTCAAGGCTTGTTGGAGTTGGTCGTTCTAAAAATAATAATGATATTAACTTTAAGGAGATAAAAATGTCAGAAGATAAAAAAGACATAAACCTAGACGAAGTTAGAACTCAAACTATTGATGAAGCTAAAGCTGAATTTAAAAGAAACTCAAAAGAGATTATAGATTTAGCAGCTAGACACAATAAAAGAGATTTAGCTGACAAAGCGATTGCTGATGGTATCTCTGTTGAAGAATTTAGAGGTGTATTATTAGAAAATATTTCTAACAACACTCCTTTAGAAACTCCTTCAGACATCGGTATGACTAAAAAAGAAGTTAGACAGTTTAGCCTAGTAAAAGCTATTAGAGCTATGGCTAATCCTAGCGACAGAAAAGCACAAGAAGATGCAGCATTTGAATTTGAATGTTCTGCTGAAGCTGCTAGACAATATGGTAAAGATGCTCAAGGCATCATGTTACCTGCTGAAGTTCTAAGAACTTGGAAGCAAAGAGATATTAATTCATCTGATGATTCAACTCTAATCGCTGAAGATTATAGAGGTGGAGACTTCATTGATGTATTAAGAAACAGCTCAAGTGTAATGCAAGCTGGTGCAACAATGCTTAGAGGATTACAAGGTAATGTTGTAATACCTAAGAAAACTGCTGCTTCTTCTGCTGGTTGGATTGCAACTGAAGGTACTGCTGCTTCTGAATCAGAATTCACTTCAGGTTCAGTAACTATGTCTCCCAAAGTAATCGGTGCTTTTACTGATGCTACTAGATTATTATTACAACAATCTTCATTAGATGTTGAGAATTTAATCAGAGATGACCTAACACAATCTATAGCTACTGCTATTGATTTAGGTGCTTTAGCTGGTTCAGGTACAAGTGGTCAGCCTACAGGTATTGCTAATACTTCAGGTATTAACACAACTACATTTGCTGCTGCTAACCCTACATGGGCTGAGGTCGTAGCAATGGAGTCCGCAGTCGCAAACGATAATGCTTTAAATGGTTCTTTAGCTTATATTTGTAGACCTGCTGACTTTGGTACTTTAAAAACAACTGAAAAAGCAACTAATACTGCTCAATTTGTTGTTTCTCCTGATAACACTATGAATGGTTATAATGTTATTAGAAGCAATCAAGTAACAAGTGGTGACTTCTACTTTGGAAACTTTGCAGACTTATTAATTGGTATGTATGGTGGACTAGATATTACTGTTGACCCTTATGCATTATCAACTTCAGGTGGAGTAAGAATTGTTGCTCTACAAACTGTTGATGTTGCTGTAAGACACGCAGTATCTTTCTGTAAATCAAGCGACTAATTAACTGATGCTTAAATGGAATGGGGGTAGCAATACCCCCAACTTAAATATGAAAAAATATAAAATATTAACAGATACAATGGCTGGTGGTTCTAAGGTTCATGCTGGCGATATAGTTGAATTACCTGAACATGAAGGTCATGCTTTATGTGGTTATGGTAAAGCTGAAGTTCATGTAGGTAAGCCTAAAGCTGAAAAACAAGATAGAAGCGTAGGTTTAGAAACTTCAAAAGTAAAAGCTCCTAAGACTAGAGCTAAAAAGTAAATCATGCCTTTAGAGAGTGCATTAGATTTTAACGCCTATGTTGATACCACAACAGGTCATGGTGTTACTGCCACTTTCTTTGAAGTCCAACAATCTCTATGGGATGACTTCCCATTAATAGATACCCTTTTTGATATTGATTCAGGATTCTCTAAGAATATTAATATTATTATTGACCAAGAATATTTTAATATAGAAGGCGGCACTGTTCCTGTTGCTGGTTATCAGCCAAGAGCAATAGTTAAAGCATCTGATGTACCTTATATATCTCAAGAAGATAAATTAAGAGTTGATGCAATAACAACTGATAAGGGTAATGTTTTGAAACCAACAACTACATTTGTTGTTAGGTCGGTAGAACCTGATAATACAGGTTTAGTCTCTTTGGTATTAGAGGAAGAATAATGTCTCAATTTAGATTAGAAACTGAATTAGATATGGCTGGATATTTAGATATTAACTATGGTCATGGAGTATCTGCTGTTTATACAAATAATGGTACTTCCACAACCATCAATGTAATTCTAAATAATGAATATGTAGAACTAAATGATGGTGTTGGTGTAGAGGCATTAAAACCAATAGCCTATTGCAGAACTGTAGATGTACCAAATATTGCATTTGGAAATAGATTAGATGTATCTGCAATTAAAGATACTAATGGTAATATACTCAAAGCAGCACAAAACTATACTGTTGTAAATATACAAGCAGATAGGACAGGTTTTAGTGCATTAATGTTAGAGGAAGTTTAATGGCAAATCATATAAGACAACAGATAAGAGAAAAGTTTGGTACAACTTTAACTGGTTTAACAACTACTGGATCAAGAGTATATCAATCTAGGGTTTATCCATTAGAAACAGTACCAGCATTAGTTATCTATACTAAGTCAGAAACATCTGAACCTATAGTAATAGGTACTGATAGAGTTATGAGTAGAGAATTGTCAGTAGTGGTAGAAGGATATGCAAAAGCTAGTAGTGACTTTGATGATACTATTGATACAATATCAAAAGAAGTTGAGGAAGCAATAGCAGCAGATAGAACTTTAGATGGATTAGCTAAAGACTGCTATTTAGAATCAACAGAAATAGAATTTAACGGAGAGGGAGAAAAGCCGCTGGGTTATGTCTCTCTTACATTTTTAACTAACTATTATGTTCAGGAAACTAATCCTGATGTAGCAGTTTAACAGGAGGCAAATTATGAAAATGATTAGTCCAAATGGTAAGAATTCAATAATAGCTCATCCTTCTAAGGTTGAGTCTTTAAAGAATATGGGTTGGAAAGAGGAAGCAGTCCATTCGCAAGATAAAATTAAATCTTCTTCTAAGAAAAAGTCGAAAGACGAGGTAGAAAATGGCGACACATAAAGGAAGCGAAGGTATCGTTAAAGTTGGTACAGATTCAGTGTCTGAGGTTAGATCATATTCAATCGAAGAAACTGCTGATACTTTAGAAGATACTTCAATGGGCGATTCTGCTAGAACATATAAATCATCATTGACTTCTTTCTCAGGAAGTTTAGATGTATTTTGGGATGAGACTGATACTACTGGTCAAGGTGCTTTAACCATTGGTTCAGAAGTAACTTTAAATCTATATCCTGAAGGAGATACAGCAGGTGATACTTATTATACTGGTACAGCTATTGTTACTGGAGTAACAAGAACTGGCTCATTTGATGGTCTAGTTGAAGCTAGTGTTTCAGTACAGGGTACTGGTGCATTAACACAAACAACAGTATAAGAAAATGTCAGCAATAGATAACGCAAAGAAGCATTTTGATAGCCTAGAAACTAAAATTATAGAAGTCCCTGAATGGGGTGAGGATGAAAATAATCCACTTAAGATTTATTGTAAACCAATAACTCTTTCAGAGACTTCTAAATTTATGAAACTAGCTCAAGATGATGACGTACAGCTTTTGGCTTATGTTTTAATTTATAAAGCATTAGACGAAGCTGGAGAAAAGTTATTTACCATCGCTGATAAGAAAACCTTATTGGAGAGGGTTGATAGAGATGTATTAATAAGAGTTTCTAGTGAAATGATGAATAATGTTTCACAGGAAGAAGTTAAAAAAAAGTAATTGAAGATAAGCAGCTATACATAAGATATGCTTTAGCTGAAAAACTTAACAAAACATTAACTGAAATTGATTCAATGACAGTTGAGGAGTTTCAAGGATGGTTGGCTTATCTTGAGATAAAGGAAGAAAGAAATGGCACTACCTAAAGCATTTAAATATCAGATAGATTTATTCGCAAATAACAAATCTGCTGCTGCTTTAAATAAATTTAAAAGAGACATTGGTGGTGTCAATAGCGTTGTTAGTCAATTAGGGCAAACTCTTGCTGCTGCTTTTTCTGTAAGAGAATTAGTTGAAGCTGCTAACGTCATGATTGGCGTTAAAAACAGAATGGATGCTTTTACTGGTAGTGCAGAAGCAACTGCTAGTGCTATGAACCACATGAGAAGAATTGCATTAGAGTCAAGGTCTGATTTTGATGCTGTAGCCATGTTGTTTACAAGACTTTCTTTAGCTACTGAGCATTTAGGAGCAACACAACAAGACGTTGCTGATGCTACACAAATGGTTGCAAATACTTTTATTATTGCTGGTTCTCATGCTCAAGAAGCAAATAACTCTGCTAGACAGTTAGCTCAGGGTTTAGCTTCAGGTGCTTTAAGAGGTGATGAGCTTAGATCAGTAATGGAAAACAACACGATTCTTACTAAGATGTTAGCCGAAGGTCTTAACATGACTGTTGGTGAGCTTAGAGAATTTGGTCATGCTGGTAAATTAACAGCAGAAACTGTAATGCCAATTCTTATTGCAGGTATTGATGAAACTAATAATCTAATAAAAGATATGCCTATGACTTTAGGTCAAGCTGGTGTGGCTTTAAGAAATAATTTTCAATTTATGATTGGAGATATTCAAGAATCTACTCAAGGTTTTTCAAAACTTGCTAATGGAATAAATTTTGTTGCACAAAACTTAGATGCTTTATTAATACCAGCAATAGCTGGAGTTACTTTAGCTATAAAAGCTATGGGTAAGGCAATATTAGCAAATCCATTTGGTTTATTATTAACAGGATTTACTACATTAATAATGGCAGCTTATGTATTTAGACAAGAAATATATAATGACTTTAGACAAGTATTTGACGTAACAATTCCTAATTTTATTGATAAAGGTTTAATTGCTTTTGAAACCTTTAAACAAGGTATAAAAGAATTAACTGGTTTTGCTGTAATTAAATTTATAGCAAATGGTCTTAATAAAATATTAGGGTTGTTTAATAGTGCTATAGATAAAATGCCAAATGTAGCTGAAAGGCTTGGTATTGGTAAAATTAAACTTATAGATGTTGATGCTATAGGTGGAGAGATTGATGAATCTGTAGAAAAAATTGCAGAAGCTAGAAAAAGAATTAGAGACAGAGTTGTAGGAGATACAGATTATGAAGTTCCAAGTCTTATGGAACTTATATTTGGAAAGCCTGAAGAACAAGAAGCTGACAAAAAAACTGGTTTTGCAAAACTAACAGCATTTCAACAGTTTTTAGCAGATGCTGAAAAGGGTTATAAAGATTTCTTTACTAATATAAAAACCATGCAAGAAGAAATGCAGGGTGTATTTCAAAAGTCTTATGATGGTATTACTCAATTAACTATGGATTTCTTAGAAAAAGGTAAAGCATCATTTAAAGATTTTGCTACCTCTATAGTAAGAGAGTTAATAAGAATAGCTTTACAAAAATTAGTTATAGATAAAATGTTTGAATCGTTTGGTGGTATATTTAAGAAAAAACCTCAAATAGATACATCATCATTAACAATACCAAATACAATTCCTAAATTAGAAGGTGGTGGTTTTACTGGTATGGGTGCAAGAGCAGGTGGTGTAGATGGCAGAGGTGGATTTCCTGCAATATTACATCCTAATGAAACTGTTATAGATCATACTAAAGGTCAAGGCATGGGTGCTACAGTCAACTTTAATATATCAACAGTAGATGCTGCTGGATTTGACCAATTATTAGCATCAAGAAAAGGATTGATAACATCAATCATAAACAATGCCATGAATAATCAAGGCAAGATGGGAGTAGTATAATGTCAGGACAATTTCCAACATCTCCTAATTTTAGAAGTTTAAATTTCAAAGATAATAGACCTACTTTATTGAATCAGACTTTATCAGGTAGAAAACAAGTCAGACAAATAGGTAGTCAATATTTTTCTTTTACAGTGCAAATGCCACCTTTACAACAAGAAAAGGCTCAAGAAGTATTTGCATTTTTACAAAAACAAAAAGGTTCTTTTGAGGACTTTACTATAGTTGCACCATTAGATAATTTAGGTGCAGGCAGGTTAGAAACAGATATTCAGGTAGTTGGAGCTCATACATCAGGAGATGCTTCTATTGCTATAGATGGCTTCTCAAACAATCAAACAGGTGCTTTGAAAGCTGGTGATCTAATTAAATTTGCTAATCATAGTAAAGTCTATATGGTTCAATCAGATATTGATTCTGATGGTAGTGGAGCATTAACTGTTCTTATATCACCTAACCTAGTAGCATCTCTAGCAGATAATGAAGCTGTTACTGTAAATAAACCTAGTTTCACTGTTTATCTTGAAAATAATGAGATTATGTATTCAACAGATGCTAGTGGTTTTTATAGTATTTCATTTGATGTTAGAGAGGTTATAACCTAATGCCTAGAAGTTTATCATCTGCTTTACAAACTCAAGTATCATCAACAGCAACTAAGACAGCTTTTTTAGTTGAACTTAATTTATCATCTACTATCAGATTAACTGATTGGTATTCTGATGTTACTTATGATTCTAATAGCTATGAAGCTGGCGGTTCTTTTTTATCAGTTGATTCAATAACTGAAACAGGTCAATTACAGGTAGATGAAATAAATTTAGGTTTTTCAAATGTTACTGACCAAGTCAGGTCTTTAGTTCAAGATGGTGCTTTTACAGATAAAACAGTTGATATTTATATAGCTTATTTTAATTCAGATGAAACTATTGTAGGTGCAATTAATTATTTTACAGGGCAAATTAGAAATGTTGCTATTACAGAAAGTATTGATAATTCTACACTTAATATGACAGTTGCATCGCATTGGGCAAATTGGAATTTAACTAAAGGAAGACACTTTTCTGATGAATCACAACAATCATTTAGTACAGGTGATAAAGGTATGGAATTTGCTACCCAAGTTAAAGAAGATGTTAGGTGGGGTAGATAATGCTAGATAAAGTTGTTCAGTTTTTTCAATGGGCTAAAGGTGTTTACGAAGGAAGCAAGGTATTACAAGCAATAACTACTATTGTAAATGTAGCAACCCTTGTAGTTGGAGTTAAAGGATTCTTACAAGCTAGAAATATGCTTGCTAAAGGTCAAGATATTCTAGCTAATAAAACTTCTGCTGGTGGAAAGATTCCTGTTATATATGGTACTCGTAGAGTTGGTGCTCAGATTATTTACATGGATGTATCTGCAAATGATTCAAGAGATTTATATGTGGTCTATGCTTTAGCAGTAGGTGAAGTAGATGAAATTATTGGTAAGAGTATTGAATTAGATGGCAATAGATTAACTGATTCTGCTAGATTTAGAGATGGTGGTTATATAGGTTCAGATAAAATAGCTTCAGGTAACTATTCATTAAATACAGTTTCACAAAATGGTACTGGCATTGATGCTGGTGCTGGTCAATTTGGTTCAAGTCCTACTTCTAAATATAGATATGTAATGAACTTACATCATGGTGCTGCAAGTCAAACAGCAGACCCTATGCTTGTAGCTTCTATGCCTAATTGGACTTCAGCACATAAATTAAATGGTATTGCTTATATTGCTGCTCATTATGGTTATGATAAAGATGGTATTTGGTCAGGAGTACCGCAACTAACAGTACAAGTTAGAGGTAAGAAAGTTTATGATCCTAGATTAGATTCTACTGCTGGTGGTAGTGGTTCACATAGATTTAATGATGTTTCTACTTATGCATATTCAGATAACCCTGCCTTATGTTTTTTAAATTACATTACTGACAACGAGGTCGGTAAAGGATTAACTGAATCACAAATCAATATTTCTACATTTAGCTCTGCTGCTGATGTTTGTGATACAGAAGTTGATAATCCATTTTTTGGCGGTACATCTAAATCATTAACATGGAGTGGTGTTGCTGGTGATAGCTTTATAACCATTGGTGGTTCAGACCCTAATAGTGATTGGTGGCAAAATAAAATTGGTGAATTAATAGATATTTATGATAACAATGGTGATGGTGTTATTACAGGTAAAGAAATTACTGATATTCAAAGAGATGAATTCTTTGACCAAAATCCATTATACAGAGTTTATTTTAACGATACTTTAGGCACAAATTATTCTTCACAAACTACTGGTTCATCTTTAGTGAAGATAAAAAGATTCCATTGTAATGGTTATTTAGATACTAATAAAAATGTAATGGAAAATGCTAAAGAGCTTCTCGCTAACATGAGAGGTATTTTTCTTTATATTAATGGTCAGTATGAATTATCAATAGAAGATACAGGCTCATCATCATTCAGCATTAATGATAATCATATTATTGCTAATGCTGGTATATCAGTTGATTATGGCAATAAAGATAAGAAAGCAAATAAAGTTATTGTTGAATTTTTTAACGCTAATAAAAGATATGAATTAGATACAGCTACAGTTTTGCATGATGCGACTCCTGAATATTACTCAGATGATAATGATGAAATATTAGAAATTAAAGCTGAATTTCCTTATATAACTGATCCATATATTGCTTATAACATGGGTAAAGCAATATTAACTAGAAGTAGAAATCAAACAACTATGCAGTTCTTAGGAACTCCTGAAATGTATAAATTAAATGTAGGAGATATAGTAGATTTAACTTATGCAGGTTTAGGATTTTCAGGTAAAGTTTGTAGAGTTGAAGCATTAGAACTACAACCTAATGGTTTAGTTGCAGTTAGTTTAATAGAATATTTTGATGTTTATACATGGGAAGTACCACCTCAAGAACCAGTAGAAGAATTAGCTAACTTACCTTCTGCTTATGCAGTTAAAGCTCCGACAGGATTATCATTTACTGATACTGATTCTAGTTCTACAGGTAGACCTTTCTTATCTTGGAATGAACCAACTGATTTCCCTGATTATCAATACAGGGTTAATGTTGTAGATAATTCAGGTAATCAAGTAATAAATAGAATAGTAGATGTAGAGAATTGTGATCTTAACTTTGTACCTACAGGTTCTTATGTTGCTAATATTACTTCTTTAAATACATTAGGAACTGAATCTTCACCAGCTAGATTTCCAGCATCGGGTACATTTACTATTGGTGATGCTCCTACTGCTACTGCTGATATTCAAGATGATGCTATTGTTACTAATAAGATATTAGATGGCAATGTAACTGATGCAAAGATAAATTCTATAACAGCTAATAAAATAACAGCAGGAACTATAGATGCTTCAGTTATTACAGTTACTAACTTAGATGCAGATAATATAACGTCAGGAACTGTAGCTACTGCTAGATTAAATGTTAATGACATTATATCTACAGGAAGTATTATAGTTAGTGGAGATAATGTTACAGACTTAACTAATAATGCTGGTTACGTTGATACAGCAGGAGCTGCATCAGCAGCACCAGTACAGTCAGTAGCTGGTGCAACAGGTGCTGTTTCTGCACAAACAATCATTACTGCTGGCAGCATTGTTGTTCAAGGTGACAATATTTCAGATTTAACAAACGATTCTGCTTTTATAGATGGTACTCAAGTTAATTCAAACGTAACTTCAATTAGTGGTGGTGTTATCACTACTGGTACTGTCAACACTGCAAGATTAAATGTTTCAGATATTATTAGTACAGGTAATATTATTGTTACTGGCGATAATGTTTCATCTTTAACTAATGATTCTGCTTTTATTAATGGTGGACAAGTTAATTCAAATGTTACATCTATATCAGGTGGTGCTATTACTACTGGAACTGTAGCAGCAGCAAGAATAGATGTATCAGGAGTTATAACAGCAGGAAGCATTATTGTTAGTGGAGATAATATATCTTCTTTAACAAATGATGAATCTTTTATTGATGGTACTCAGGTTAATTCAAATGTAACTTCTATATCAGGTAATGTTATTACCACTGGAACTATTAATGCTTCAGTTGTAAATGTTACTAATATAAACGCAGACAATGTTTCTACAGGAACTTTAAACGCTAATAGAATACAAATAGATAATGTCACTATTGATACTGATGGTAGTGGTAATCTTATTATTAAATCAGATGGTGTAGGCACTACACAAATAGCAGATAATGCTGTTACTAATGATAAAGTAAATAGCATATCAGCAACTAAAATTACTGCTGATCAATTAGATTCAGCAAGAATAAATGTTGGTACTTTAAACGTACAGCATTTTGATAATGTATCTGCTGATATAAAAAGTCATTTAACTACTGAAACCTTTGTGCCTTTATCAAGAGAAGGACAAGTATATGTACAAAGAACATCAGAATATACAGGAAGCAATGCATCATTTTTTAATTTAGCAATTACTCAAGTTAGAAACAATGCTACTTATGTAGCTATTTTTTCAGGAGTGCTTGGTGATGTCAGTGGTGGTAGGGTTCAATATTCAATAAATGGAACTACATGGGTTAATGCAAGTGGTAATACTAATATTTCTTGGAGTGCTGGAACTTATAGAGGATATACTTATGTTTATACAGGACAAATAACTACATTATCAGGAACTCAATCAACTGTTTATTGGAGAATATATTTCTCAGGAAGTTACAATCATACTCAACTTTCACTTAATGTAATGATGGATAACACACAATAATGAATATTTTTACTATATACAATTTAGAAACAGGCGAAATAGAATTCTCATGTTCAACAGTTGCAGAAATGCATGAAATGTTATTAGAAGATGAACAAGGAATCATTGAAGGGGATTATCAACCCAATGAGTATAAGATAATTGATGGTGAAGCGGTTATAAGAACTGATAATGTATTAGAAATATTAAGAAACAAAAGAAACGAATTACTAACTCAATCAGATTGGACTCAAGTAAATGACTGTCCTTTATCTGATTCTAAAAAACAAGAATGGGCAACATACAGGCAATCATTAAGAGATTTACCATCTACACAACAGTCAGTCAATAATATTGCTGATGTTATATTTCCAACTATCCCTGAATGATTTAATATATAGAAAATAGGATTTTATTATGGCACAACACGATTACAACATAGCAAACCAGTCAGGTGCAGATTTTAGAGCAGACTTAAATAATGCTTTATCTGCTATTGTGACAGTCAATAGTGGAGCAACTGAACCATCAACTACATTTGCCCATCAATTATGGGTAGATACAGCTAACAGCGTATTAAAGATCAGAAACGCTGCTGATAATGCTTGGATTACTACAGGTGTTAGTATTACTGCATCAAATACACTTATAGGTGACTTAACAGGAAATGTCACTGGTAATGTAACAGGTAATGTTACTGGTAATGTAACTGGAGACTTAACAGGTAATGCAGATACAGCTACAACACTTGCAACTGCAAGAACCATATCTTTATCAGGAGATGTTGTTGGATCAGCTTCTTTTGATGGTAGTGCCAATATAGATATAGATACAGTAGTTCAAATTAATTCTATTACTTTAGGAACTGACACAACTGGTGATTATGTTGAATCACTATCAGGTGGAACTGGTGTAACAGTAACAGGTGGAACTGGTGAAGGTTCTACTCCTAGTGTTGCTATAGGACAAGCTGTAGCTACAACTGATGATGTTACTTTTAATACTATTACTGCAACTGACCAGTTTATAGGTGATATAAGAGGTGCTGTAAGATTTAATGCTAAAGCTGATGGTGCTTTAACAAAAGGTGATGTAGTTTATATTTCAGGTGTTAGTGGTGATGTAGCAACTGTAGCACAAGCAAAAGCTGATGATGCTTCTAAAATGCCTGCATTTGGTTTTGCTGCTGAAGATGCTAATGATAATGCTGCTATTGAAGTTGTAACTTTTGGAACATTAGCAGGATTAGATACTTCAGGAGTATCAGAAGGACAAACATTATATGTATCAACAACAGCAGGTGCTTATACAACAACTGCTCCAAGTGGAGAATCTGCTTTAATACAAAATATAGGTAGAGTTCAAAGAAGTCATGCAACTGAGGGATCAATAAAAGTAGGTGGTGCTGGTAGAAGTAATGCTACGCCTAACTTAGATGATGGCAAGATATTTATAGGTAATGCTTCTAATCAAGCTGTTACAGCAACTCTTGATACTTCTATAGTTGTTGAAAATACTAATCTTTATTATACAACAGCAAGAGCAAATACAGATTTTGATACAAGATTAGCTACTAAAGATACAGGTGATTTAACAGAAGGTAGTAACTTATATTACACAACAGCTAGAGTTAATTCAGATTTTGATACTAGATTAGCTACTAAAGATACTGGAGACTTAACTGAAGGCTCTAATCTTTATTATACAGATGCAAGGGTTAATTCTGCATTTGATACAAGACTTGCAACTAAAGACACTGATGACGTATCAGAAGGTGCTACTAATTTATATTACACATCAGCAAGGGCAAATACTGACTTTGATACTAGATTAGCTACCAAAGATACAGGTGATTTAGCAGAAGGTACTAATTTATATTACACATCTGCTAGATTTGATTCAGCTTTTACATCTAAAGATACAGATGATTTAAGTGAAGGAACAACTAACTTATATTACACAACTACAAGATTTGATTCTGCATTTGGTAATAAAACAACTTCTGATTTAACAGAAGGTACAAATTTATACTATACAGATACAAGAGCAAATTCAGCTATAGATACAAGAGTTACTAAAGCATTTGTTGATGCATTAGGAATACAAGCATCAAGCGTAGATGCTAATTCAGTAACACTTGGAACTGATACAGTTGGTAACTATGTTGCAACAGTAACTGGTACTGCTAATAAGATCACTGTTACAGGTAGTGGAAGTGAGTCTGCAAATATAACGCTAACACTACCTGATGACGTGCAAATTGCTGACAGCTTAACAGTAGCAGGTAATTTAACAGTCAATGGTACTCTTACATCTCTTGATACTACTAACCTAGATATAGAAGATAACTTATTCCAGCTTAATGCAGGATTAACAGGTAGTCCTGTAAACGATTCAGGTATGTTGATCAATAGAGGTACTGCTGATAATGGTATCTTTATGTGGGATGAATCTGTTGATAAATTCACACTAGGATTAACAACAGCAGATGGTACTTCTACAGGAAATATTACACTTAATTCACTTGGTACTTTAGTTGCTAATTTAGAAGGTAATGTAACAGGTACTATTCAAACAGCAGCTCAACCTAATATTACAAGTCTTGGTACGCTTACAGGTTTAGACGTTGCAGGAACTCCAACCTTTGATGGTTTGACTGTTGTAGGTGAAACAACTAGCAGCAATGGCACATACGGAACTAAACTTACCTACTCTAATGGTAATCAAAGTGGCGTTATTGATACTTTTGGCAACCATAATTTAGAGTTTAGAGCCAATAATGATAGGGCAATGAACATAGCAGCCAACGGAGACATCAGCTTCTACGAAGATACAGGAACTACAGCTAAAATGGTTTGGGATGCTTCAGCAGATGCACTTACTTTTGGTGATTCTGTTAAGGCTACTTTTGGTACAGGCAATGATTTAGAAATCTATCACGATGGTATTAATAGTCTTATTAAAGATGTCGGTGCTGGTGACTTAAATATATCAGCAGGAAATGACTTACGATTACAAGATTCATCTGGAAATAACTATTTCAAAGCAGGAGAAGGCGGTGCATCTAAAGTTTACTATGCAGGTGCAGAAAAACTAGCCACGACCAGCTCAGGCATAGACGTAACAGGTGTTATAACAACAGATGGCTTAACAACAAGTGCAGATATTAACTTTGGTGACAACGACAAAGCAGTCTTTGGAGCAGGTTCAGATTTACAGATTTATCATGATGGTAGTAATAGTTTTATCAAAGACAATGGGACGGGAACGCTTTATATTGACGGAACTAACCTTACGCTAAGAGATACTGACACTGCAAAAGTTGCAATAAGCATTCAAAATAACACGAATGCTCCTCTTGTTCAGCTTCGTTATGATAACTCAACAAAACTATCCACAACCTCAACAGGGATAGACGTAACAGGTACAGTTACTGCTGATGGTTTGACTGTTGATGGCAATGCTCGTATTGAAGAACTAGGTGCTATTGCAAAATTAACACTTGAACGTGGTGGTTCACAAAACAATGCTGATAGTGCAGCAGTTGATTTAAT